GTCCTTGTCGACCATGCCCAGCGCCTGGCTGAACGCGATATGCGCCAGCGACACCGTCGGCGCCACCAGCAGGAACTCCGCTCGCGGACGCTGGTTCATCAGCAGCGTCGTGACCATCAGCGCCGCGGCGTACGACGTCTTCGAACTCTTCTTCGGCGCCAGCAGCAAGATCTCGCGAATCATCCGCTCGCGCGCAGTCGGATCGAACGACCCGTGCAGGGCGCCGACGATCTCCCGGAACCAATCGGCCCCAGCTTCGGCCAGGGCCGGTGCTCCAATGACGTCCGGCAGCCGAAGCTTGTTGAAGATTGCTACGGCCCGAGTGGCCTCACCTTTGTCGAGGTGAGGCAGATCTGGCAGCAGGGATCGCCCCGTCCGGATGCGTTCCCGCCAATCCGGTACGGCCAGCGACCATGCAGCCATGCTAGTTGACCAGACGGCCCCACTCGTTGCCGTCGCCGGCAGTCAGCGCGTCACGCTCGGCAGCCTCCTTCTTGCCGAGAGGCTCTTCCGCGGGCGACTTAGGCGCGTACTCCGACCAGCCTGCCCGCACCTTCAGCCAGAAGATCGCGGCTGACAGCCCTTCACGGGTCGGCTTGCATGCCATGGTGAAGAGGTTCTGCGCGACCTTGGCAGAGGCCTTGATGGCACCCAGGTCGAGTTGGTCCTCATAGTGGAACCGCAGCGTCTTCGGGTCGATCCCGACCAGGCGCGCGATCTCGGTCTGCGGGATCCCGAAGCCGGAAAGCGATTCGACCAGCTTGCGGGTCTCGTCGGTCGGCACATGAGGGGGGCGGCCGACCTTGGCGTCAGTCACGATTAGTCCTCTACAGTTGTGGGCGGGCCATCCTGGCGCCGCGATGTGCAGCTCTTCGAGCCACGGAAATTTCAAGTCGAGTGCAAGCTCTCGGCAGCCTCGAAGGCAATCCCGGTCTCGGCATTGGTCGCCTGACTGCCACTGACCTGCTGCCAGCGCTTGACGATGACATCGACGTAGCGAGGGTCGAGCTCGACCAGTCGCGCGCGTCGGCCCGTACGCTCCGCCGCGATCAACGTGGTTCCCGACCCGCCAAACAGGTCGAGCACGATATCCCGGCTCTTCGACGAATTCTGAATCGCCCGCTCGACAAGTGCTATCGGCTTCATGGTCGGGTGCAGATCGTTCTTGACCGGCTTGTCGAAGAACCACACGTCGCCTTGATCGCGCGCACCACACCAGAAATGGTCAGTGCCGTCCTTCCATCCATAAAGGATCGGCTCGTACTGGCGCTGGTAATCGGCGCGGCCCAGCGTGAAGGTGTTTTTTGCCCAGATCACGAACGTGGACCACTTCCCACCGGCCTCGCGAAAGGCCTTTTGCAGAGTGTCGAGTTCGGACGACGACATGCAGATGTAGATCGCGCCCTTCGTGACAGCGAGGATGTTGGCGCTCGCGCTCAACAGGAGGGCACCAAATTCTCCTCCCAAGGCGTCGTTCAGGATTGGCCGGTTCTTGCCGCGTCGCTTGTCGTCGCTCGAGTTCGCATAGTTCACGTTATATGGCGGATCGGTGAACGCCATGTCGGCCAAGTCGCCATCCAGCAACTTGTCGACGTCGGGTCGGACCGTCGCGTCGCCGCACAGGACGCGGTGCTCGCCGCAGATCCAGAGATCACCAGGCCGGCTGATCGGCTCGGCCGGTGGCTCGGGAGCATCGTCGGGATCGACAGCATCCGCGCCGACCGGGAGCAGCTTGCTCAATTCGAGTTCGCCAAACCCGGTCAGGCCAAGATCGAAGCCCAGTTCCTTCAGGTCGCCCAGCTCCACGGGCAGCAGCTCCGCGTCCCATCCGGCATTCAGCGCCAGCTTGTTGTCGGCGATGACATAGGCGCGCTTCTGCGCCTCTGACCAGCCGGCTGCGATCATGACCGGCACTTCCGAGATACCCAGAGTCTGCGCCGCCAGGACGCGGCCGTGGCCTGCGATAATCGTGCCGGCCTCGTCGACCAGGACGGGGACCGTCCAGCCCCACTCGCGAATGGACGCCGCGATCTGGGCGACCTGCTCGGGGCTGTGGGTGCGAGCGTTACGCGCGTACGGCACCAATGCTGCCACCGGCCTTCGCTCCACAGCGTCGGCCGGCCAGCTCGGGCCCACCTCCGTCACAGGCGCGGCTTTCCGGGCCGTACGGCGCGTCTTCACCACCAAAGCGGTCATTGTCGCCTTTCGTCACGAGGCCCCGAACGGGCCGTTTCTTGGAGGTATTGGCACGCGGGAAAAATTCTCCGCGTGAGCCCCCGCGCGGTTGCCGCCCCAAAAAGCCCCAGGGATCAGAGGCCCCCCGGCCTCGCGGTGCGCTTCGCGCGCTCGGACGCCGTCTTCGCGGTATGGTGGGAGGCACACAGCAACCAGACGTTCGATCGGTCGAGCGGCGCGCCTCCGTCCTTCAGTTCAACGATGTGATCGACGTACATGCGTCGCTCGACGCGACCACAACCCTGCGCCTGGCACCGACCGTTCGCCTCGCGTCGCACTCGGTCTCGAAGCGCGATCCATTCTGCCGATGAGTAGAACGGCTCGGCGACCTTGGGCGGCAGCGCCGCGGTCCGGAGATCCACCATCCCGATGCGCGGTCGCAGCGTCCGCAATCCCATGCTCGTGGTGTCCCGAAGAAAGCAATTCGATGAGCTGCAAGTTGGCTTGGCCGTGGCGGCGATCAGAGCGCTTATGGCGTCATCAACGCCGGAGACAGACACGTGCCCGACCGCCCTCAGCATCTACATCACCCGGATCAGCCCATCGGCGCCGCGAGGGGCATAACGCCAGACGAGGTCGTGGCCGCGCTTCACCGCATGCGTGACGAGATCGACTTCCTGCTGGCCTCTCTGGCTCCAAGCGCGGAGGCGACTAACGAGCTGGTCGGCCTGAACATGGGCGAGGCTGCGCTCCACATCTTGGTGCAATCAAAGAAGCCGATGCGAGCGCCAGACATTTGGAAGCGCATGATCACTCGAGGGTACTCGAGCAAGAAAGGCGATCGCTCACATGCCAGCGCCGTCAGTTGGGCCTTGTCCTTGCGACTTAAGCAGTACGGCGACGTCGAAAAGGTGGGCCGGGGCGTCTGGAGGGCGCGCATCTCCGATAGTCCCCTCAACGAAACTGACGACGCCGCATAAAGACAACGCTTCGCAGCCCCATCAGCGCAGCTGGTGGGGCTCGGGTCAGTAGCAGGGCTCGCGATGGTCGCGGCCTGCATGACCGAAGGGCTCGTACCATGTCAAAAGCGTCAACCAGCAGTACCAAGAAGAAAGCCACGCGCACCAAGAAGGCGAAGCCGAAGGCGGAAGCCGCCACCGAGCGTACACCTCGCACCGACAGCAAGCAGGCCAAGCTGATCGAGATGTTGAAGCGGCCCGAAGGCGCCACCATTGCCGAGGTCATCAAGGCACTGCAGTGGCAGGCACACACGGTGCGCGGCGCCATTGCCGGGGCTCTGAAGAAGAAGCTCGGGCTCAAAGTCGAATCCGAGAAGGTCGATGCTGAACGTGGACGGGTGTACCGCATCACCGAATAGCATCGGTCGAGCAGCACGCCGGTGGTCACGTCGATTTCGTGGTCACCGGTTTGTCGTTCGTGGTTGGTTGTCCGGGTAAAGCGCTACCGAGCTTTGAAGGGACCCGGCTGCTTCCGTTCACTGTTGCCCCCGACCATATCCAAGTAGGCAGGCGCACCACGCAACGGCGATGGTCCTCCCGGCGGGCGCAGGGGATCCTGCCGCGCATAGTGGTCCATCAGGCGGACGACCTGCTCTTCCTCGACACCCCATGTGCCTATGGCGCGCACGGCGGCGTCAATGAACGATTCTGCTTCAACAAGCCCCACCTCGAACCACTCGCCGCGGACGCAGCGGGTACCGAAGTGAGCCTTGAAGTCCTTCTCTATCCTCCCGGAGATCTGTCGGCCGGCGAGCCACCACACCCGATGCAGCCGGAGGCGAACGAAGTTGCTCGACTGGATGCTTGCGAACCTGTGACTTGGGTCCGCCGCAATCCCGACCTTCACCGGGTTGCTACTCTCGGTCGTCACCAGGTAAAGGCTGTGAAATGCCTGCCGCTTCGTGAACCGCCGAAAGCCATGCGGGCGCCTCATCGCACTCCGTGCGGCGGCACCAAGGCTGGCGAGCGCTGCGCTCGCGAGCCCGATATTCTAGGCATGAGGGCACTTTGCCTGGTCGCGGACCGCATGTCTTGTCGGAAAGTGTCTGCAGGTACGATTTTCGTGGCTGGCTTTTCGGCCTCTCATTGCCGCTCGGCACTCAACACCCGGTTCACATCCGCCAGCGAGAGCCGCAGCGTGCGCGCTATCGTGGCCGGCTTCATGCCCGACCGAGCCGAGGCTTTGATCAAGCTCACTTTTCCCGCGGGCAGCTTCGAGGCGCCCAATCTCGCCCTGGCCGGTGCGGGGCCGGCCGATGCATCGCCCCGCGTGACATGCACGGGCAGCCTTTCGGCCCCGTTGCCGCGGCGGACCCATTCGCCCTCCACGGCGGCGCGCAATGCGGCGAGATCATCATTGTCGAGGTACTTCAGCGTCTCGCCGACGTTCTTCGACAGCGCGATACGCGGCTGATCGCTCATCGGGAGGCCCTCGGCCGGCCGATCCGGCCTCAAACCCTACCACGAACCCCTCTACGCCCGTTTTCCTGGACACGGGCAATCGCCGCGCGACGACCCAAACGCGTCAGCCCTTCCCGGCCGTTCAGCCGCCACACGATCAGGCACAGCGCGTACAACCAGTGTTCGTGCGCCGCGGCGCGGGCGAGCCCGACTTCCCAGCAGATCTCCTTCCACCGCTTGCCGCTGGCACGCATCCACACGATCTTCGAGTCGGTCGCTTCCAACCAAGTGAACCATTCCAGGGCCCATTCCATCCTGTCGATCGCAGCCGCCGACGGTGGTGGGAGGCGCATCGGTTCAGGCGTCTGGCCCACGAGATCGGAGAACTCTACCTTCATCCTCGGCCAGGTGCTGAAGTACCCTTGCCCTCGCTCGGCGGGGAGGCGCCGCAGCACCATAGCAGCCTCGACCAGGCGCTCCTCGACCATCTCTGGCGTCCAGTCATTCATGGCGAGCCTCCTGCCGCTTCGGGCTCGCGCCATAGAGCTTCTCGCCGAGTTGACGGATCAGTTCGCGTTCGGGCCAGGTCAAGCGCTCGTCGTTCGCGTCGATCACAAGCACACCTTGGGTCTGCCAGCCGGCTCGCTTGATGTCCTCGGGCTGGCAACGCGTGCCCCCATAGCCGCGCGGAGTCCACCTCATCGCACGCCTCCGCTGGTCTCCAGTGCCCATAGGAGGATGGCTATCGCGTCGGCCTCGTTGTCGTCGGCGGGACTGTAACCACGCGCACGTACGGCAGCGATTACCACATCCTTGTTGGCGTTGCCTTTGCCAGTGACATGCCGCTTGATCGTGCCGACCGGCACGCCCTGGTAGGCAATCGATCTTTGCTCGCACCAGGCGGTGAGCATCGCGAGCAAGCCGCCATGCACATGGGCCGCATCAGTGCTCATGTGCCGGCGGACTTCTTCAAAATAGACCGCGGCGATGCCGCCCGCATCTTCGGCAATCGAGTCGAGCCACGCCCGAAACCGCAGGTAGCGCATGCCGCCGCCATCATAGCGGCTCGGCCGAAAGGACACCGTGCCGCTGACAATGTTGCTGTCGGCGGCACGCGAAGCGAAGCCAGTGACCGTGCCCAAATCGAGAGCAAGCACGGCCGCGTGGTTGAGACCGGGAACCTGCGATGCAGGCGCCCGTGACGTCGAAACGGTAGAAGAGAGATTCATCTAGAAGGCTCACGAAACGTGGGCCTTCGGCTTCGGTCGCGGCGAATCTAAGCGGCGCCGGCCAAATAGCAATTCAAATCTCGCGCGCGAGCCAATGTGCACCACCTGCACCACCTTCGCGAGGAAGTGGTGCACCAGCCTCCAGTCAAATTCTGCTTCAATTACAAGGCTTTCTTGGGATGCGGACATCAGTGCACCACCTGCACCACCTTATTTTCAGAACATATACACGTGGGAAAAATGGAAGCCGGGGCAGACACACATATTCCTATAGGAATATGTTTCCGCCAATTCAGGTGGTGCAGTGGTGCACTTCACCCTCCGGCATTGATTCTGTTGAGAAATCTCCTGCACCACCTCCCGAGCAAGATGCTGCACTCAGTGGCACGGCGGTGCACCGGAACGATCGACCGTGAGACGGATGGTGCTGCACACGAGGCAGTTTAGCTACGATTTGGTACGTCGAGCGTACAGGGCAGGCGATGTGAGCCTCAGTCGCCAAGCATTCTGTCCTTCAACAAGGAATTCATCAGGCCTGGAGCGATCCGGCCTGCCTGGCAACCGGTTGATCCGGCGTCAGCGCCTCAGGCGCGGCGGTAACGCCACTCGCGGGAACCGTCTTTTTGGCGCTGGTAGCGTTCCCATTTTGCCGCCTTGAGATACGCGCCTACGCGCATCTGATCGCCTTTCGTCCAGCGGCCTGGCTCGACGCCGATTGCCTGCTCGAGGATTTCACCGACGGACACATCGGTGAGTAGCGCTGCGCGCTCCACTTCCTCGTCCTGCCAATCGTCGTAGCCACCGTACCCACGATTGACGCGCCGCCGCTCGAAGGCGAGCCAATGCTCGATCAGGTCGTCCCAGGCATCCGACTGCAGACGGGTGGCCTGTGCCGCTTCGGCCATGGCAATCAGCGCCGGGTCATGCAGCCACCAGATGGCGCCCTCGCGGTAGCGCATGACTGCTTCGGCCCACAGCTGATCGCGGTCGCGACGCAGCGCGTCGAGGTCAATCCGCCCGCAGCGCACGGGCCAGAACCTTCGGTTGCCGGTCTCGTCGCGCAGATAAGTGTCCGGGTTCACGCTGCCCGCGAACACGCACTGACGTGGCACGTCGATGACATAGCGTTCGTAGGGCGGCCGGTAGCGGTCGACCGTTCGCGACAGGAAGGCCTTGATGCGCGAGACTTCGGCACGGCCGATGGCATCGAGCTCGGCGATCTCGATGATCCAGACGCCGCGCATCTGCTGCGCTGCATCCTTGCTGCCGATTTCGGCAAGTTCGTCGGTGAACCAGTCCGAGCCGGCGAGGACCTTCAGTGCCGTGGACTTCCGTGCGCCCTGAGGTCCCTCCAGGATGAGCATGTGGTCAGCCTTCGCACCGGGCTGCATGATGCGGGCAACTGCCGAGATCGCCCACATCGAGCCGAATGCGCGATTGAGCGGCGTGTCGGCAGCGCCGAGGTACGTTTGGGCCCAGGACTCGAGGCGCTGTACGCCATCCCAGGCAAGACCGTTCAAGTAATCGCGGACCGGGTGGATGCGGATATCCCTCGCCACGGCGGTAACGCTGCGGCTGACGACGATCGGAGGGACATTAATCTCTCGCCGCTGCAGCCACTCGGCACCGCGGATGTCGTCAGCGTCGGTCCAGGGCCGCGGCAGCGGGACAAGCTGGTCGTCCCAAGGCAGTTTACGGGCGACCATGATCTCCTGCCGGAACTCGTTGAATACCAGGGTGCCTGCGAATGCCTCGTCGCAGGAGAGGGCCGTGATGACGTTGGCTTCGTTGCGCTCCGGCGTGCCGGCCAGATCGAGGCGCAGTTGGTTTGCCCAACTCGGGCGGCTCGCCCGATGATGGATGTTGCCAGTGCTGTTGAGCCGGCGGCGCAGCTCGCCAATCTGCTTGTCGAGGATGGAGACGCTGATACCTGTGGCGGTCTTGATGGCGGCCAGGACCTGGCGCTCGGGCAGTGGATCCATACGTGCCGTGACCAACTGGCCCAGGAGCGTTCCTAAGGCAGACACGTCCGGCGGATTGCCCAGCCCCCTCGCGGCGGTTTCGAACTCTGCGCATGTCGCCGGCGTTGCGAGCACCATCATCGCCGAGGAATGATCTTCTGCGGAATAGCTTGCTGCTTTGGCGCCTTTGCCAAGGTCGTCGTTGAAGTCATCGCCATGCAAGGG